CAAAGTCTTGGGCTTGCCGGGCGAGTACTCAGCACCCGTTTCTACATAGACCAGCTTGCCGGTCTTCTTGTCGATCGGGCCGCCATCCTTGGCAGAACGAAGCTTCCTGTCCAGTGGGCGGGCTTCAGACGTAGCCTTTGACACGAGCGTCGAAGCACCCAGAGTTCCCTTCTTACCGGGCTCTCCCTGGTACTTCCTCTTCAGGCTGGCGATGCCGTTGTCGATGGCAGACTGTTTGTAGTTGAGCTTGTGCTTCTCCGCATCGATGACAACCATGGAGTGCTTGACCGCACGAGCGATCTCCTCAAAGGGTGCGCCCTTGACTGTCATGTCAGTGATGAGGTTGGACACGTCGCCCATCTCGCGGCCCTTGATCTTGCCGGTCTTCTTCTGACCGTCATGGAATTCGACCTTCTTAGTGGTCGCGTTCCAGGTGCCACCATCCATGGTCAGCATCCCGTCGTATGCGGGAAAGGCAGCCTTAGGATCGAAACCCTCAAGCTGCTTCAACGCAGGATGTGTCTGGATCTTGCCGAGTTTGTTCGGGATGACCAGTACGGTGTCACCATCGAAGTCGGCACCAGACAGTCGTTCGGCTACCCGGCTGTTGATCCCGATCGCGTCGATGGCTTTGGGGCCGATAAGCCTTTTCCCCTCAGGGTTTCGGTTGTTCACCTTGAGTTCGGGGATCTCGAAGATGCCACCGTGAGGGAACCGAACCAGAACTACAGGTTCGCCATCTGTGAAGGTTGGCGCGTAGACCTCATTGTCCTTCAGCGAATTGATAGGCAGGATCACCTTGTTCGCCTGACGAGGCATGTGTGCGGCCTTGAGATGAACGGCAGACGAATCCGCCGATTCGGCGAACTTCTCCAGAAGATGCTTCTTCACCGTTGGGTTGGTGAGAGTCATGATTCTTTCGAACTCGGTCTTCTTACCTTCGTAAGCGAGATCGAGCTGCTCTTTCACAAGAGCTTTCTTCTGCTTCGACAGCATCTGTGAGGAGAGAGTCTTGGACCACTCGTCCCACTTACCCTCTTGGTTCACGATGTTCATCACCGAAGTGACGCGCTTCTTACCATCGGAACCGGTCTCATGGAGCTGATCGTTGATGTTGGCACCAAACGGATCATCCATGTCGACCTTGCCGTCTTTGGTTCTGTTCATCTCCTTCATGGCGTCGAGCTTGTTGCCGGTGCTCTTCTTGTTCGTGTTGAACACGAGGTCCACACCATCAGGCATGTTATCGTCGTTGTACATGGCCATGCCCTTGAGATAGTGCGTGCCATCCACAGCGATTCGCACCTGAGCATAGTTGGCCTTGCCGAGAGAGACGTCCTGGACACCGGGCCGAACGTAGATCACACCATCAGCGTCAGTGCCGCCTTCTTCCGCGTAGCGGACCTTCACTCGCTTAGAGCTGATGGAGATGGGCGGCAGAACGCGCGGTTCGTAGGTGAGGCCACCGTCACGAGACCTGAGCTGTGCAGGGATGATCTTGTCTCGGTTCTCCAGGAGCTCCTTGAACGTGGTGCCGGGCTTCGTCAAGACCTTGAACTTGGTCATCTTGCCGGTACCCAACTGTTCCACGTCCAGGTAGTGCAGCTTGTATCCCTCGTCCTCCAGGACGCTACGAGCAGCCTTGAGCTTCTCCGCACTGACGTTCATGTGCAGCTCGGTACCCTTGCCCACGTCGATGAAGCCGTGCTTGTCAACCTGCGAACGGAGCATCTCGGTAGTTGCCTTGAGGATCTCGTTCTTGCGGTTGGCTTCGTCCTTGAGGAGGTTGCGGATTGAGGATTCCGGCTTCCCCATTTTCACGCCGATGGCGACGTTCGACATGCCGAGATCGTACTTGAGGTGCCGCGCTCTCGCGATGTCGGCAGCCTTCTCTTCGTTCCTAGCAACGGTGATGTTGCTTCGGAGTTGGGAGATGGTCATACCGTAGCCATCGGCAATTTGCTTGTCGGTCAGACCTTGAGATTTCAGGTCCTTAACTCCGCCAAGAAACGTGACAGCTCGCTCATGCGGTGTCTCACCGGACCCCCACGGGTACCGACCTGACTTACGGAGAATTCCGTAATGCATGAGAGCTTCGTGCTCTTCTTCTCCGATGTTCAAATCAGTCCCCCCGATCGGTAGTCTTCGATGGTTTCGTCGCCCCACTTGATGCGATCATAGACGAAGGAGAGATACGTCCGGTCTATCGATTCGATGAAGACCTGATCTCCTTGATAGATCCGAAGTTCTCCGTCCAGCCTGAATGGCTTGTGGTTGTACTCCCGGCAGAAGATACCGGCGTAGACGTACAACTGATCCATGGTCGCCTTGCTGGCACCTGTCTTCAGATCATGGACCCGAAGGAAACCGTCGAACCGTGGATCGTCGATGTACTCTTCGAACCCGATCGCGTCGGCGGTGCCGTAACAGTTCAGCGAGTAGAACAGCATCTGTTCCGGGACCATGTCGTACTCGATGGCGTCGTTCACGTAGTGATCGAGAACAGGCCAGTCCGGGTGAGGCATGAGCTTGATACGACGGCTGATGTTCCGGGCCATCGTCTCATGGAGCTCCGTACCCAGTGCGGCTGCTCGTGCGGTCGACAGACGCTCGATCAGCCGCTCACGGTCATACCGGAGCCAGGAAGGACTTGAGGGGCTCAGAAAGGCGTGTGTGCCTTCTAGCTTGGGGTGGGAGTTAAATCCCGTAAATCTCTCGTTGTAGAGCACCGAGCACTTCCGCTTCGTTCGAAGGGTAGATGAAGGCCGCGAACGACATCGAGTCCAGAAGCTCTACATAGTAGGGCTGGTTGACCTGAACCTTGGAGTCTTCGCTGGCTTTAACTTCAAGAAAGGCGTACCGGTTCCCGTAGAACATCACGAGATCCGGTACGCCTTGCAGATAGCCTGGGTCGTTCTTGAGAATGACGCAGCCAGGAAACAAATCGCGAAGCTTCTTGATCAGCTCCGACTGATACTTTGCTTCCGTCATACGTCACTCCAGTCACGAGAAGCGCAGAGGCTTATTCTATCCCTTCTATCATATAGCATGTATTCCAGGCTCCTTGGTATCTGCGTGTCACCTGAACAAGCAGAAGTGTTGCAGGATTATCGGGACTATCGCACCACTCACTATGGAGAAGGCGATGTCCCTGTCTAGGGCGCCAAGCGTCAGCGCAGCTTGCCATGAATCATCGAAGACTTCCCCAGTCTCGACGTTCTGGACCCTACGTGTGAAGCATGGTGCGTGTTGCTGGAACTGGTTGCTGTACTTCTTCGCGAACCATCGCGGACGCCAGAGGAGATTGTCCGCTCGGTTGTTGCGCCGATCCCCGTCTAGATTGATCGGTGTATCGAACGTGAAGCTCGGGCGGATGAGAAACGCCTCTGCTACCAGAATCGAAAGGGACCGCTTGTACTGTACCCTGTTCTTGGTGAGACCGACATGCACTATTCCACGTTGATTCACGAGGTGTGTCATCATATGACCGGTCTCGTTGTTGAGTACTGAACCTGTGTCGCTCACGGAGTAACCCGGGAACAACCTGATGTCTCGCCACTCTTCTTGCATGGGACCCCACCCTGATCTCATTTTGGTTCAATCCGCAGCGTTTTGCAACGACACGGACATTTAGACGGGGCGATGCCAGATTTGAAGAAAATTTCGAAAAAACTTTTTTATTCTCGTTGCTTGGTATCTATAGATATCTAGCGGTCGCGCGTAGGGTTGTTTTTTCGAGAAATCTGTTAAATCTGACATGATGGGGGTCCGAGATGCCCGTTTTCTTGCAAAGTAAGGACCCCCACCAAAATCGGCCACCCGTTTGGCCTGCGTTTTTACGCCACTCGGATTCACTCGAAAGTGAAGATCACCATGCCAGTTTTGATGACAGATCTGGTTGCCATGTCAAAAATCTGACAGATCTGGCAGCGGAAGTGGCAGATTTTCCGAGAATCGAGCTACGCAGCGAGTGTGAACGGCCCGATTTTCTTGGTGAACTTCACCTCATTGAAGCTGTGTTTCGTCTTCAAGGCCGTCATAACTGCCTTGTCGATCGACGCTTCGGCGAGCAACACGTAGTAATGCAGGAGCGAATAAGGCGTATTTAGGCGATCGATCCGCCCATGCGCCTGATGCCACTGTTTGTACGAATACGTCAACGAGTAGAACAGCGTCGCATCGGTCGTCGTACAGTTCCACCCCTCGGACCCGGCAGTGTACTGGACTAGATAAACCCAGCTGTCTCCGTCGGGTACCGGCTCGTGTTTGTGCCCGTTCCACTCCGCTACCGTCGTCTCCCCAGACAACTTACGGAGTGCCTCCAACTCGTAGTCGAAGTTG